TCTCAATCAGTTAATCTTTTGGAAATTAAAAACGCTTCCGATGCGGTCACTACATCAGTTAACTCTTTGGGATACATTGTATCCATCGACGGCGGAAGCGCTTAACTAGGAGTTAGCCAATGGCTAGGTATGAAGAGTTTAAGTACCGTACTACCGGTGACCCAAATGCAGTATATTATACCACGGATGCTAGTACGGACTCTTTATCCGTACAGCCGTTTACTGCTACCGCGGTTGATTACGACCGAGTTGAGGTGTCCTGGCTTTACCCGCACGGTACTGGTGCGCACGCGTTTCGTTTAACCCGTAATCAGGATGGTATCCCAGATACTCCTGAAAACGGTTACATTTTAGAGCAAATTAATTCTTCTCCTACTAAAACTTTTGGACAGTTAGTTGATACTGGTATAACCTATGATGGTAAGCCCGCAGAGCTAGTTCCCGGTAGACACGCATATTACAGTCTTTGGATATGGCTCGGAACTGGTGCTCATGAGTGGTATCTATGCGGAACAACTTCAGTGCTTATTCCCGAAACCCATAAAACTCGAATTGACCAGGGCACAGCACTAACCACGCATGAAAAGTTTCTTGACCTTCTTCCCCGAGTATTAACTACGCCCGACATGAACGCTCTTGGAACTATAGATTACGATTCAGACTTGTCAAAGTTTATGAGCGCGATGACGTTTACTCTTGACGAGCTAATAAGTTATGTAGACCTCATTCTTCCTAACTGGGATTACACAAACTTAACTCCGGACCTTCTTAACGCGGTTGCTTTTAATCTTGGAATTACTCCTGAAAATCGACTTTCTACAACGTATCAAAAAAAGTTAGTTAGAGAAGCAATCAACCTTTATCGGGAAAAGGGAACGACAAACGGACTCAGTAATTTTCTTGAAAGTCTTACTGGTTTTGCTCCCTCAATTACTCCGTCTGAAAATCTTATGTTGGATTCGGGAAGCTCGACATTTTACAAAGGAGTAGGGGGTTGGACACCTACGGCTGGTGCGACAATAGCCGCTACCCTTGAAACAGCAGTACCTACCTCAGCGGAAAGTTCTGCCACAGAAGTGGCGCAAAGAGTAGACGATACATACACTGGAAAAGTTGTGGTGTCGACTGCAAACGCGTCAATAAATTTGGGAAATACAAACCCTGTAACCACTGGAATTCCAGTCAAAGAGGGAGTTGCATATATGCTTTCGTTTTATCAAAAAACGGCAACTACCCTTAACTACACTACTGGAATTACGTGGTATAACTTTAACGGTCGAATTATTGGGACCGAAGTAACTACCAGTAGCCTGGCAGCAACTTCTTCTTGGACTGAAAAGTCTTCACAACCTGTGATTGCCCCAACGGGAGCAGTATACGCAGGAATACGAATTTCTTTTAGCGCGACATCAACTGCAATTTACCTCGATATGATTCAGTTTTCCAACTCATTTGCGGACACTTACTCTGAGGCGCGAGGTATAGGAATCAATCTTGCTCCTAGTAAAATTAATTATATTACAAACCCCTCGTTCGAGGCGGCGTCGGGCGCAATGGACGGGTGGACTCGGACTGGCGGAACGAGCCTTGGAGCAGTTACTCTAAACCCTATAATTCCTGGAGTTTATTCGGGTACAAAAATGGCACAAGTAGTTTCTAGCAATGGAAACTCAGTAAGTCTAAAGAGTACTTCGGCGGAACTTCTCTCAGGGACTGGGGATTACGTATTCTCTACCTATGTTCATTCACCCACCGTTCCGACGGCTGGATATACAGCCTCTCTTGAGGTCTACTCGGTATCCCCTTACACCAACTTGGTAAAAACCCCCACTATTACCGCAGACTCTTCCCAGTGGGACTTCACTGCGGGAACCGGCGGAGCAGTGACAGAGACTTATCCAACATCTGGCGGTCCAACCAATGTTGCATGGGTAAAAGAAACTATTTCAACAACGCCAACTTCGGGTCAGCTTGTGTTTGGTGTCAATTCCACTGGAATTACGCAAACCGGGTTGAGTGGAAACACTCAGTATCTAATGAAAGTATGGGTGTACTCAACGCGCAATACGGTTCTTTACCCCCGTGTTACTTGGAAATTTACGGGTAACAGCGACGAGGTTGACCTTGGAGAACCGGCGTTTGTCGGGGCGAATGTATGGACGCAAATTGAGTTTACATCCATCTCTCCATACGAAGTTGATACTGTTTTGATTGCGCTGCTTTCAGATGTCACTCCCATTGGAGATAACGCGGGATGGCTGAGCAGCGTTGGACAGTACATTGGATTTTCAACCGTTGAATTTGGTTATCGCACATTCAAGGCAACGGTAACAAGTGCTCCTCCGGTATCTGGGGCGTGGAATGGACTATGGCAGCGTATCTCTGTACCGGTTTTTGTGCCCGATGACGCAACCATTCCTTTTGACAAAGTTGGGTTTAGTGCCGATGTCTCTATCGCATATACCTCAAACTCAAGTAACGTTAACTTTGACGCCGCGCAGCTCGAAACGCGTTCAGAACCAAGTGATTATTTTGATGGGTTGTTTGCGGACGTTGAGTGGGCTGGTACTGAAGATAAGTCTATATCGTACTATTTTGCTAACAAAGATGCCAAGTTGGCTCGACTTAAAAAAGAACTTACAAAGTTCATCCCAATGAGCACCCCTTATTATGTGGCAACAAATAATGTTGTTGAATACACGCAAACATTTAAAGGATACGCGTAGTATACTTCGAAACATGGACACTCTAATTGGAATACTAATCGTAGCAATGGCTACTGTTTTCACGGTTGAGTTCATCGGTCAGCTGAACTTCACCCCCATCGACACGCGGATAATTACTGCGTGGATTACTTTTCCCATTTCTTTGGGTTATCATTGTCTTCTTGGTACAGCGTACCCAGTTAACTTTGTTGCGTCCGCGGCATCGTCATTTGGGGCATTGTTCCTGGGGCTGGTTGTAGAGAGAATCTCATCAGCGTACACTGAGGTAAGGCGAGGTAGGCGTGGGTAAGGACAGCATATTACGAAAGCATGTTGAGGAGTTATTCCCAAATGCTAACGGCGAAGAAGTGAGCATGATAATGGAGTTGTTGCTTGTCGCAAGTGACGCCGAACAAAATATAGGGGAAACAGCGGAGTGACGTTACCGGAGGCAATTACAAAACTTCCTCTGACTCGTTCTGAATCCAAAACTATAGAAGCCATCTACCGCTCAAGCGTAGACGGTATTTCAGACATTTCTACGGAAGAACTAGGTCGTGAGACTGGTTATACCATGGAGACGCTTCGTCGCGCCTTCAGAAAGCTGGAGTTGCTTGGGGTTATCCGTACGGAGCGAACTAAGAAGAACTACAGCCCTAAGCTTACGGGCAGATTTGCAAACAACCGCTATCATCTAAATGTGGGGTCCTCAGATGTGGGGTCCTCATATGACCAAGGTGATAGTAATAGCTACACAGTAGTGAATAGAAAGAGTACTACGTACTCTTTCAATGTGAAGGGGGAAGAAGTGCGTTCATACGACGACGGAGATGACATCGGTGGTTTTGGGTTATTCGAGGAGGAAATTCAAAATCCGGTAGTAAAGATTAACAAGAGAGACCCTAAGACTCGGGGTAGGCGACCTGAGCACGAGTGGACTGTCTACGACGTTGCGTCCGAGTTTTCATACCAACTAGGGCGTAAGTTCCCCTACACTCCAGGGCTTGTAAACGTCGTGGCAATTAGCGGTGCTCTTCGGAAATACCGTACAGATTACGGGACAACAGCCATTATCGAGATGGAAATACTCCGTAAGTTCTTTTCCGATGAGCGGAATTACCGTAACGCAGACCAGTCTCCAGAAAAAGTCCATACTTGGTATCTTCGAATGATGAAGACGCAGATGGCAGAAGTACTTAGCGGATTCGACATGCCGGAAGATGACTCGGTTGCCGAAGAAAACGATGAGTTCCTGTATGCTCTTGATGGTAAGCGTTTCGATAACTCTTTTGCTGGGCGGAAAGCCCTCGAGGCTTACGAAGGTAAGTTGAAAGGGGACAAGTGACTTACAACTTTGCAGAAATGAGTCCGCTTAAGCGACACTGGCTTACGAAGACTTCAAATATCCCAACAAGATTCTGGGGCTTTGAACCTTCCGACATCATTCGCGATAAAGGAAGCTTTCCTGAAGATATCGTGGATTGGGTGGCGGAGGCTTCCGATGGAGACATTATCCAGAACCCAGGGGCTCTTGGTAAGACCGGTGTAGGACTTTTGTTTGATGGCAAGCCGGGCATGGGAAAGACAACCCATGCCGTCACTGTGCTCACAGAGTTCCTCCGAGCACTGCCGGAAGACACAGACGCTTGCCGTAAAATTCTGCATTACAGCACGGAAGATTTTGGAATGCGGGCACGCCCAATCTATTACCTCACAATGACTGACCTTCTCTGGAAAAAGAAAGCGGCATTCGATGCGGATGAAGATGAGCGCAAAAAGTTAACCTACGAAATGGAAGGCTTTCATGGTCGTTCCACAGATGATAGAATGAACGTGAGGGTCCTCGTGCTCGACGACCTGGGAAAGGAATACGGTTCCAAATATGACGGATTCTCCTTTGATGAAATTCTCCGTTCTCGATACGACCGCGGATTGCCGACCATCATCACTACGAACACGCCACGCTCGGAATGGGGCAGCCGCTACGGAGAAGCAATGGGGAGTTTTGCAAAAGAAGCATTCCGACGGGTTGTCCTTGGC